GCACGACTGGAAGAGCAGCGTCAATTGATGCTAGAAGACTCTTCCATAATAAAATAGTTGGTTTTGATGTGCTGAGGAATATTACAATTGCTGCACCTAACAATCTCTGAGACATGTATCCCGAGACATCTAACCCCCAACCTGAAATTGGACCGGATCTGTTTTTTAACTTTCCGCGCAAGTAATCTTGTTTCCAACTTCGGGGTAGATGAGATAGTTGACTTTCGTCATAGTTTTTGTACACCAGTTCTGGTGTAGTTGATAATTGAGCCAAGGTCAAAGTTATACCATCAACCAAATCTAACCTAGGTGCACGAACTCTGCCCTTTGGTAGATGTATGTTTCTAATTAAGCCAGGTATTAACTCGGACTGCGTGTATTCTGATTCTGACCAAGAAGATAAATGAGTCAGTTGTTGCATGTCTTTGTACCATCTCCAACCTTTGATACGTGCCATAGCCCTCGCAGCGTATCCCATTGCAACAGTACCGGATAAACTCAATTCTGTACCATGTGGAAAACCGGTTGATAGAACATCATAAGTGTAAATATATTTAATCCATCTGGGGATACGAAATCTCCCTTCAACATCAAGCGTAGAAACGGCAAAAGTATTAGCAGTTTTCTCCTCGACACCAAAAGTAGATGCAAACTCAGCCCATTCGGTATACCCATCACCCTTTATTTCCAAATTATGTACCTCCAAACTCGAAGTAGGTGGTATTAAACAATCTCTAAATCCATCATTGTCTAACCCCAACCCACCGTATATAGCACTTAGGTTCACCCAGTCATTTACCTGACTTTTTGTTATACCTCTCACCCCTTGAACAGAATCTTGTAGAAATTTCTTGTAAAACCAACTCGTCTTAAATACGACATCGAACCTCTCCGCAAATAGCTTCCACTTACCAAACGAAGACCTTATGCGCCCCTCACCAATTGGTTCTTTAGGTGAGGTGGGGTCACGGAAGACAATAGAAGCTACACTACGAGCAGGGTAGCCTGTTACCTTATTGTTGTCCATAACCCGACGCAAATACTCATCTCTCCATTTGTCCAGGAAAAACTTACCAGGATTAACGAACAAACCAAATGATTCATAAGCCAGCCATAATGCAATAGCAGCTCTATAAGAACCAATCTTTAACCAATCGTCGTCACCTTGTGCATTGAAATCCTTCAAATCTACTCTAATTGCAGAGTTTTCGTGAACCCATCTCTGTGCCATCTCTAGTTCAGTCAGATTAATCAGTGTGTCAATCAAAGCAGTCCAACGCCAACCAGACAGTACTCCATTAGTAATATCTATTCTTGTACCGTCAACAAGTACATAACCACCATCTAGTGCATAAATAATTAAATCCATAATCTCAAGCATATCGTCAGGAGCACCATATGTTGCTATCAGTTCTTTAATTATGTCAAGAGTGATCATAACTTGTCTTTTTGTCTGATTCTTATCAAACTCACTTTGATCTAAGGGCATCCTCCAAGTTCCATCAGGTG